GAGGCTATGGCGGTGATCTCATGAACGGCAGCGTGAACCACCCCGACCACTACGCGCAATGGCCCGTCGAAGTCATCAACCTCACCGAGAGGGAAACGTTCCTGATCGGCAACATTCTGAAGTACGCGCTCCGCGCCGGCTTCAAGGCCGGAGCCCCGTACAGCGAGGACATGGCAAAAGCCTGCTGGTACGCGCGCAGACACGTCGACCACATCGCCGCCCACGACTCCTGGCAGGCCGGCCTCGACTCCTTGCAGACACACTTCGCTGACGCTGCCGCATATCTCACCTCCAGACAGGAAGACGCCACCGAGATGCGCGAATACCTGCAAGGTCAGCTGGCCGCCATCTACGACCAAGTCGAGAAGGAAGTGTGCGAAACATGGGACGCAACCTGAGGTCCGCCAAAGCCGCCGGCTCAAGATTCGAACGACTCATCGCCGACCACCTCGACGACCGCCTCGAAGGCTGCCGTGTCGACCGGCAAGTCAAGACGGGCGCCGCCGACTCAGGTGACCTGTACGGGGTCACCTGCCGTGGCAGACGCATCGCCGTCGAATGCAAGAACGTAACCAAAATGGGGTTGCCTCAATGGGTGCGAGAGGCGCATACTGAAGCATCGAACATCGGAGGCCTGACCGGCATCGTCATCCACAAACGCCACGGCAACGCTAAAGCCGGAGACCAATGGGTGACCATGACAGTCACAGACCTCATCACCATTCTGAACCACGCCAACAGGAAGGACCCCACGGGATGACCGCCCAGGTAATCACCGCCAAAGAGCTCATCGAATACCTCGCCGACATCGTCGAGAAGCACGGAGACATTCCCGTCGTCATCGACCGCGCGGACCACAACGCGATCGAGTCGGTCGGCCGACCCGCGGTCGTCTCCGTCATCCCCGCCGGCGCCGTAGACGGCTTCCAAGCGTACGACTACGCACGCCGCCAGGACGCCCAGATCAAAGCCGCCCTCATCAACTGAAAAGGAACCCCACCATGGCCGTTGAGACAGTCACCGCCGGAACCCTCGTCAAGGACCCCGAGGTTCACTACGCGCACTCCGGCAACCCCATCACCTCCCTCCGCATCGGCGCCACGCGTCGCGCGAAGGACAAGTCCACCGGCAGATGGAGCGACGACGGCGCCCCACTGTACGTGTCTGCCGCCCTGTTCGGAGAGGAGAACACCTACCTGGCAGACACCCTCAAGAAAGGCGACCGGGTCACCGTCACCGGCACGATGACCCTCCGGGAGTGGCACACCGGAGAGAAGGAGGGCATCGACCACGACCTGCGCAACTGCCGCCTCTGCGGATATATCCGCAAGGCCGACCGGGATGGAGACGCCCGAGGTCAGTACCAAGCCGGCCAGCTCGGCCAGGCCGCAGCGAGCCCGCTGACCGGACAGGCCGACTTCGGCGACTGCCCCTTCTGACCCCACCCGACGGCGGGGGCTGGCCCAGCGTCAGCCCCCGCCACTCAACCCCCCACCCCATAAGCAAGGAGAAACAAGTCATGGCCTCGTACGAGATCTACATCGCCGGCCAGCCCGGCTGCCAGCAGTGCCGCTCCTCGAAGCGGTACCTCACCAAGAACAGCACCCCCTACATGGAGACGCGATTCAAGGACGACAAGATCGCGCAGGAACTCGCCAACGAGCACAGCTACACCGCCGCGCCCGTCTGCTACGTCGCCGACAGGAACACCGGCCGCGTCTATGACTCGTGGGCCGGGTTCAACATGTTCCGCCTCCGCCAGTGGGTCAACAACTACAAGGCAGGGGAGTGACATGTCCCCCCTCGACGAAGCCATCATCGCGAACGATTCCCTCCCTCAGCATCAGCGGCGCACCAACCAAGCCATCGCCGATGAATACGGGACCAGCGAGGCAGCTGTCCGCCGCCACAGGAAGGCCCTAAAGCGTCGCTCCGAGCAGCGTCAGCAGGGCACCGACGTCTACTTCGGCGTCCCCACCGAAGCGATCACCACCCGCGGCAAGACTGTCCGCCTGGCCGACGGCTCCTACGAGAAGATCACCTGGAGGCCCGGCGCGGCCGAGCAGGCAGAAGTGAAACGCCTTGCCTACGACGACATAGCCCCCCTGTTCGCTAAGAAGCCGACGCCGGCCGTGGACCGCCCCCGGAAGGGCACGTACGTGGTCGTCATCTCTGACATGCAGATCGGCAAGACGGACGCCCGCGGAGGAACCAAAGAGACCGTCGAAGCGGTCCGGTCCGCGATCGCTCGGATCGCCCTCGACGCCGCCTCCTACGACGAGGTCATCATGGTGGACTGCGGCGACAGCACGGAGAATTTCACGAACACAGTCAGCCAGGCGCAGACCTGCGACATGGGCCTCGTTGAACAGATCCGCACCGCCCAGGCGGTCCTCGCCGACTGCGTCCGGCAGCTCGCCGCAGCCTGCCCGTCAGTCACCTACGTGGCGGTGCCGTCCAATCACTGCCAGGTCCGCACCGGGATCGGCCGGTCCAGCCGGGCGAACATCGCCGCGGACGACTACGGCCTCCTGATCCAGTCGAACATTCAGATGGCCCTAGAAGGCCGGCCCGGCTATGAGGGGATGAGCTTCGCGGCTCCGTCACCGCGACTCGAGTCGCTGACCGTGCGCGCCCAGGACGGCACAGTCATGGGGGTCACCCACGGCCACGCGGCCGGCAGCAAGGGGCGCGTCGCCGATTGGTTCCGCGGGCAGGCGTTCGGCTGTGTGGCTGGCATGCAGGACGCGCGCGTGCTCCTGCACGGCCACTGGCACTCCTTCTCTGTGCAGACAGTCGGAGACAGCCGGCAGATCATCTGCGCCCCGACCGTCGACCCTGGCAGCTCTTGGTTCCAGAACGCCAGCGGGGAATCGTCCAGGCCGGCCTTGCTGACGTTCGAACTAGGTGCGGGAGCCTCGTCCGACTGGCGCCTCTGGTCCTGATTTCCGTCACGACCACGCGCCGATAATCGCCTGACAGCCTGCGATATTCTTGGCATGCGGCCCCGCGACGTCCCACACTTTGGCCCTCCCGGTGTCCGGGAGGGCCAAATTTCCCTTCTCTCCACACTCATGTGACCAGCCTCATGGCGGCGGGGATTGACGCCGCCCCCCGCACGGCAGGAACGTTGCTTACGTCCGATCAGTTAGCCGACAGAAAGGAAACGGACATGACCACCGACACCACCTTCCCCCTGCAGACCGCCCAGCTGGACGCCGCCCCCCGCACCGACGCGGCCGGCAACAACCTCACCCGATGGACCCTCACCATCGGCGACCAGCAGGTCTTCCAGGACGTCGACCAGTGGGGCCTCCCCTACGACGGCTCCCCCAACGGCAACCTCCACGACGACCTCTGCGACTGGCTGACCACCATGGGCCGCCTCGACGTGGACGCCCTCAACGCCCTCTGACCAACCCGAACCGGGCGGCCGGGGGGTTCCCCGGCCGCCCAGAAAGGCCCCCCCAATGAAATCTCCAACTGTCGCCCGGATCGCCGCCTGGAATGTCATCGCCGACCAGGAGCTGCCAGCCGGCACCAAGGTCACCGTCGAAGACGGATGGGTCACCATCCACCCTCGGGGCGGCCAGCCAGTCCGCACCCCCTACGGCCCCTCAGACACGCTCAGCAGCCTCTACGACGCCCTCAAAGAGGCCGCCCGGGCAGTCACCCAAGCCGCACACTGACAGGCCGCCAGAAGGCCCCCTACGACCTCAGAAAGGAAAAGCAAAGCAATGTACCCCCGCCAGCCAACCAGGCCCACCCCCATCGAGAACGTCTCCGCCGGGTCGCTCATCATCCGAGAAGGAGCCACCTGGCGGGTCGAAGCCAACACCCCAACCCCCGGCCGGCCCGCCTACCGCACCCTCACCCTCCGCGGCGGCCACGCAGGCACCCAGAAAGGGTCCTACGCCACCGCCCCCGCCGGATCCATCATCATCGTCCGCACCGCCTGAAAGGAACCTCAAATGCGCCACGCAGCACCCACCACCAGCATCGACCGCAAACTCAACAGGGCCGGCCAGCTCATCTTTGCCGGCATCGCCTACGCCATCGCCGGACTCGCCACCGCCCTCATCACCCTCGGATCCGCCCTCACCGTCTGGGGCCTCTGGCAGTGGCTGGGGGTGAACTGAATGACCCCCGCCGGCGTCATCAGCGAAGCCCTCACCATCCTCGAGGCGCGCGGCGGCGACCGCGCCCAGCCGAAGGTGGCGACCGGCCCCCGCGAAGCGACCATCCGCAGGGGCTGGCGCCCCTCAGGAACCCGCATAACCCTCACCCGCCGAGGCGTCACCTGGTACGTGACCGGCGGCAACATCCGCTGGAAAGGAACCAGCCGGCACGCCGCAGCAACCCAGATCGCCCACATCATCGAGGTCGGCTGGCGGTGACGGCGGCTTAGGCGGCCTCTCCGCCGGCGCCATCATCGCCACCAAACCAACACCCCACCTCAGCAAAGCTGCCGCGTACTCCTCCAGCCGGAACGCGCGGATGCGGAGACGGTGCGCCTCCTCCTCGGCGAGGTCGCGCGCCGCCTCTGCTTTTTCGCGCCCTTCCTCCAGGAGCTGCACCCTACGAGTCAGCGCTTTCGTGACCGCCTCCAACGCCTCAACGCGCCGGTCCGCAGTCCGGTCCGCCCTCGCGAACAACCACCCCACCCACGAGGCGACGCCAGCCAGGGCAGCGCCGATCAGCTCCGCCGGGAGCGGAGGAAAAGAAATCTCATGCATGGGCCAAGTGTCCCACCGGGGCGGGCGTGACGGCAGTCACGCGAGCGGCGCGTACATCATCGGACAGATCCGCTTCCCGCCACCATTCGCTACGACGTTCGTAACCACAGTCTTGTTCGGCCACACCTCAACCGTGGACCCGTCCGACGTGCCATCAGTCTTCAGCAGCGGGTAGCAGACACGCTGAGGCTTCCGGTCGCCAAGCACCGCCGGCGGGATCGTAGCCAGTCGCTTCTGTCCGACCGTGGGGATCGTCACCGACCCCCACTCCGAACGGGGCCCCACACGGAGGGCATTCCCTTCCAGGGCAGCAATGAACACGTCGCCAGGGGTGGCATCCCCCGAGAATGTCACCCACTCGGCCGGCGCGGGCGCTGAACCGCCGCCAGCCGGCGCGGCCCCGCCGGCACGACCCAACACAGGCAAAGCAGCAACGACTTCGTTCCACGCCTTCATCGCCTCAGGATGAGTGGCGCGCACGTCGTACCCGTTGTAGTCCCCAACATTCCAAAGCCCCAGGCCCGCCAGACCGGACGCAGCAATGCACGGCACCAACGCCCGGAACTTCGCCGCCCTAGCATCATCCGCAGTGCCGTCCGAGCTGAAGCCGCACTCCTCCATGAGCGCAAGCTTCCCCCCCGACTGGGCGACGTCCACAAACTTGGAGATGCCGGCCTTCAGCTTCGCCGGCTCGTCATACCCATGGAATGTCAACGCGTCCACCCACGGCACGCCGGCCAGCCGGTCCACCGCATCGCCGTACGCGCCCCGGTCAGGGCCGTCGGAATTCAGGTGGTTGAACCCGCCGGCGGTGATAGGACCGTCATAGTCCAACTTCCGGGCCGCGGTAGCCTGCTGCCAGAGCGCCCACAGATACTGGTCAGCTGACTTCGCCTGCTGGACTGGATTGTTGTCACCCCACAGAATGTCAGGCTCCCCCGCCAGAGCTACGGCAGCCACCTCGGGGGCGTGCGCATAGTCATAGTCAGCGCCCGGGAACTGACGGCCAAGGATCTGCGCCATCGGCGTCAGCCACGCCGGCCACTCCAGGAAGTAAGGGTTCGTCCTCTCCTTGATAAGGAGGTTCCGGTAGTAGGAGAAATCAACAACGATGCGGAACCCGGCATCCACGGCAGCGCGCACCTTGCTGTCCATCTCGCCGAGCTTATCCCCGCCGTTGACGGCCGCCTGGGCGGTCGACTCCTCGAAAATGTTCGTCAGCCGCATGTGCGTGCCGCCGAGCGCAGCAGCCTGTCGCGCCCACCTGGCACCGTCCGGCGCCCCGTACGCAGAAATCTGCACGCTGCCACGCAGCGCCTCAGTGCGCACGCGACGACTCTCCGATGGCTCCATCGTGGCCATGACCCCTCCAAGTAACAACGAAAACCTGCCCCCCCTCATTGTTTCACAGGAGGGGCAGGTAACAGCCCGGGCGTCAGTCAGTGGCGCCGAGCGAGAACACGCGGAACCGCGTACCAGGGTAGACGCCGCCATCAAAGTGCCAGTACGGGTCCGTGCCATACGAACCGGTCGTCGTGTACGCGGCCGTGTGCGTGCCCGCATCGGCCTCCATCTTCCAAGAGAGATGATGCGTCATGAACGTGCGGTTGTACTGCAGCTCGGTCTGCCATTGGTTGACGTTATCCAGCAGGAAGCCGAAGTAGTAGGACCCGCTAGCCTTGTTCTTCTCGTCCTCCGAGTTGAAGTCGGAGTGCACAATCGACACGCACACGTCCAGGCTGAACTCAAGGAGGCTGCGAACAGGGAGCTGGAACGGGGACTGCCCCCACCGGCGCGTCGTGTGGTCAGACGTAGGCCTCCCCCGCCCGTCCGACTTGTCCCAATGATCGACAAGCACACCCGAGTAGCCCGACACGGGCACGATGTTGTAGTCGGCGCCAGTCCTGGAACCGTCCGCCGAGTACAGGACCCCGCCGATCAGGAACATCGCTGGCGTCGCGGACGTCACCACGCCGGCCGGCGCCTGCGCGAGACGAGCCCGCGCCTCCTGCATCGACGCGACACGGATGAACGTCCCAACAGAGTCGCTGAACCGACTCCACGCGCCAAGCAAATCCGAGTACGCCGTCGGAACGACCGCGCCATCCCATCTAGTGTCAGCCATCCTTCTGCCCTTTCAGTTCGAAATGTACATCGCCGACAGGCGCATGTTGTTGAGCTCAAGCCAGCCGTTCTCAGACCCCATGTTGGGGGTGCGGATCGCGAAATGCCAGTACAGGCGCACGTTCGTGCGCAACTGCATAAGCCCCGCAGCCGACACCTTCACGCCCTTCACACCCGGCTCCAAAATGACCGAGTTCCCGACAGCCAGATCCCAGTTGCCTGCAGGGTTCAGCTCCACGAGCAGCGTCGCCCACGTCGACGAGTAACTGCTCGACGCAGTCACCTGTATCGTGACCCAGTACAGGCCGCTATACACCGCCTGCGGGATATTGTTCTTCCCGATACGGAAATCTTGGGCGTCGTACTCAAACCACTCAGTATCATTCTGCAGCTTCCCTGGCCACCACTCCCAGTAGTTCCGCTGCAGGATGCGCTGCTGATTCGTTGTTCCAATGAAGTGGGGCGGCATAACCAGCGACTTCAGGGGGCGCTGATACTCCAGCTGGTTGGTACCGGCCGCATACATCTGCCCGTTAGTGAAACGGAACCAGGAGTTGGTCCCTTTGTCGTCAGGCTGCGACTGGCGGAACAGCAGCGAGTTACCCTTCAGGCGGATCGACGAAGTGTCATACGTCGTCCGATACCAAAGCTTCAGGTTCTTGAACGAAACGTTCGTCGGCGAATAAAGCGGGAAAATGCGCAGGTAGTAGCGCCGCACCCCCGCGTCACCTTTCTTCCAGTTCGCGATACTGATCGTCTGCCAACCATCCAAGGTGCGGTTGCGAGACAACTCAATGCCGTCGCGCAGCAGTACGATCTCCATCTCAGACGTCCCGCCCGTGTCGGCGCACCAGAAGTCCAAGGTCGCATCAAACACATCCCCGTCGGGCAAGTCGACGTAAGTTTCCCAGCAGGCGTTGTACGTGAAGTCAAGGCGCGACGTGTACTTGCCGGTCATCTCCGTATCCGTCGCAGACGTGATCGTGCACAATCCATCGCTGTCGTTGGCGCCGTACCGGTTTGCCCACACGCGCGTCATGGGGACCGCCCGGGAGTTCCAGTCGCCCTCGTCCGCGTCGACCGCCTTGTACGGCAGCCCCTTCTTATTGAGCGACTCAGCAGACTCGGAGAACGCGTACATGGACGACCCAACGATCTTGGACCCGAAGATGCTGTTGCCTTTCAGGTTACCGACCACCGCATCACCGGTAATGGTCGCCTTCCCGGCGGTCAGCATCTCCGTGGTCACCGACCCGAACGCGCTGACCTTCGCCCACAGCTCCTTGCTGGCGTAGATCGCGTCAGACGTAACACTGCCGGGGGCGAGCATGGTCGCGCCGACTGCCTGGCACAGGACAATCGCGGCAACCTCAGCCTTGGTGTCCTTGCCCGCGCACACCTGACAGACGCCGCCCGCCACCGAGCTAGCCGGAGACCAATCCACGTCCTCCGTATGCCATCCCGCGTCCTTATACGGAAACGCAGGGAGCGCCGTTCCGCCGACCTTCAACTGCAAGCCGCCAGCAGACCCCTGCAGGTACCGGTACGTAAGCCGCAGGACCCACACCTTCCCGGCGGGAATCTTGAACTGCTGGTTCAACTGAGCCTCCGAGGTGGCACCACCGACCAGGCGGGCCCCAGTCAACCTTCCACCCGGCGCGTCCTTAATGTCCGACACGAACGCGACACTGCCGCCAGCCGGAACGGACGGCCCCCACGCCCCGGACGGCGAGCCAGTGAACCCTGGGTCGCGCAGCATGTTCTCCGGGTCGACGGTCACGGAGTTCGCAGACAGCTTCCCAATGAACGCCTCATCCGATGCGAGCTGATCGATCACAGCCCGGGGAATCTTCGCGCCGCCGGTCACCATGAGCTTACTGACTGACAGGCCGCCAATCTTCGCATCCGTGATCGCCGCGTCGGCGATCTGAGCTGACCCGATCGCCGCATTCCCGATCTTCGCGGACGTAATCGTCGCATCCTTGATGACAGAGCCATCCACCGGCATGAGCGACCATTTCGTCCCGTCCCACGCATACTGGGACGTGAGGACGCCCTGCCCGTTCTGCACGAACCATACGGCACCTTTCGGCTTGCCCACCCCATCGGCCGTGACCGGCACAGACGGCGAAACCGTCACCTGGCCGGCCAGGGTGGATGCCTTACTCGAGGCGGCGTCCGCAGCCTGGCGGGCCCCCAACGCATCAGCAGTTGCCTTCGACGCGGCATCCTTCGCAGCGACCGCGTCCTTCGTGGCCTGGTCCGCCTTTGACTTCGCGGCAGCCAGGTCCGCGGAGTTCGCAGCCACGGTGGCCTGCAACGACTTGTAGGACGCCTGCGCTGCTGCCGCGTCCGAAGCGGCCTTCTTAGCCGCAGCGTCAGCCGACCCTGCCGTCGACTTCACGGCCTCCGCATTCGCGTCAGCCTTCTCAGCGAGAGTCTGCGCCCTCGCCGCCTTCTGGGCAGCGTCAGACACAGACGCCTGCGCCTGCTGGGCGGCCGTCTGCGCCTGCTGAGCGAGCGTTTTGGCGGCATCCGCAGCTTGCTTCGCCTCGGTCGCCGCCGCCAAGGCGGCAGCGTTGTCCCCGGACTTCTTCACCGCGTCCAGGGCAGCCTGCGCTTTGTTCTGCGCGTCCACCGCCTTGGAGTCAGCGTCAGCGACCGCAGCCTTAGCCTCATCGGCAGCCTTCCGGGCGGCGGCAATCTTGCCGTCCAAGCCTGACGCCTGCCCCTCCACCGTTGTTGCTTTCTGCATGGCAGCGTCTGCACTGGCCTTCGCATCCAGGGCGTTCTTCTGAGCGGCGGCAGCATCCTTCGCAGCCACGTCCGCGCGCCCCTTGACCTCCTCCGCAGCCTTCTGCGCTTTCACGGCGTCAGACATGGCACCGGCGATCTCCCGCCCGGCCGGGCCGAGGCGCTCCACCTGGGTTCGCTCATCACCGGGCTCATCCTGACCGTCGCTGATCGACAGGAGGGTCCCGTCGGAGTGCATCTTGACGGTAACCATCGCCCCTTTCCACGTGTACAGGCCGGGTGTCTCCCCGGTCACGTACGTGTCAGGCTCGTTGTACGGCATCCCGACACGCACCCACCCTGCGGGCAGCGTCGGGTCCGTGTCAGGCGTGTCAACAACTTGCCCCTTCACCCAGCGGGTGATGGAATCGGAGGCGGCATGGCTCTTCCGGGCGTCCTGCATGTCCAGGAACAGCGACCCGGCCGAGCTGAAGTCAGATGCGGTCATGCGCCACAGTCTACCGTCACCAGCTGCGCAGCTCCGCACCAGTCAACGTCATCGGCTGCGACGGATCCATCAGGTCCAAAGAGAATGACGTCACGGACACGACACACCACTTCCCCCGCTTGTACTCCACGGCGATCACGTCGCCGACCTCGATGCGCGGGTCGGCGACCAGCTGGATCCGCCACGACCTCGCCCGGTCCATGCCGAACTTCGCCCAACGGTTCGCCTCCTCGACGACTTTGTCCCAAGATTTCTGCGACGACAGGTCCGTAGTCTTCGACACCCACCCGTACCATGACGGATGATAGTAGCCGTACGCTTGATTCATCTTCACGTAGAAGCTGAAGTCGTAGTCGGACTTCCAGCCGTTCTCCGTGCGCGTCCAATGAGGGTTCAACTGCCGGGACCACGACCAGCGCGCCGCATCCTTCTGGAACGTAGGGGTTGTATTCTCCGCCCACACGCGCTCCTTGTTGAGGTAGAGGTTATCGATCGCCATCTCAACCTCAGTCTTATTCTTCTCGTCATCCTTCACAGCAGACTCGTACGAATCCCCCTTGTGGACGGTGTACTGCCGGGCCCCGTCCCCCTTCGCTACGACGGAGTACCAATTCGGGATACGGCCCGACGGCGACTGGACGGGGGCCACGCCGATCACCATGTGCGACTCCTGCGAATACATCTCCACGGGCGCCGAGGACGGCGTCGGCAGCGGGTACGCCTCAATCTCACCGCGATACGACATCCGCAGCCCGCACCCCGCTTCCTTCGCGATCATCGACATCGACACGAGCAGATCCGTGGGCAGCTGCAGATAGGAGCTGATCTGATAGTTGCGGCGCAAGTCCGGGACACGGATTGACGTCATACCCGGATTCGGGTTCAGACGGTTCATCTCCGTGATCAGCGTGCCCCCCGGGTGCGGAGAGTGCGGCCACGACAAGGGATTCTCTTCCAGGTCGAGCAGCAGATCCTTCCCCTGCACGGGGGTCGACTCCGGCGACTGTGACGTTTCCGTGATGCGGAACCGCCCGAACGGAATCTCATACTTTCCACCATGCTCGAACTCGCAGACCACAGACGGGCACATCATCTGCCCGTAGTTGGAGTAGAAGTCCCCCTCGTGCCGCGGGGCGTAGTCGTCGGGGGCGCCCACACGCAGGGACGCCGGCGCGGTAGCGGACGTGCCATCCACCTTCAGCTCCCCCCAGTCCAGGGAGCAGGACGTCATCGGGATGCCCTTGAACAGCCTAGGACCGTAGCGGATGTCCATCCGCGCGGACCAGCGGCCCGCGTCGTTCATTTCCGGGATGCTCGGGCCGGGCCTCACTTCCGGTCCTCCTGCCCAGCGAGCAGCACGCACACGTCATGGTAGGTGCGGGTCTGTAGTGTGGATGAGGTTTGGGCGTCCATGTCCGCCATTGTCAGCTCCCCGAACTCCGTCAGCGGCACGTCAGCGCCGTCGAGCAGGATGTACGGGGCGATCCACGGCTTCCCGTCCGGGACGGTCACGTCATCCTGGATCAGGACCCACCCATTGTCATCCGGGAGGGACTTCGTGACGCTGGCGGCGTCATACACAAAGGACCGGCTCTTCGAAGCGTCGCCGTACCCATCCGAACACCACAGGCCAACACTGACATTCGACAGCCCGTACTTGTCCTGATTGATCCGCCGAGCGTACACGGACAGGTGGATGCGGTGCCCTGGCTGTGACTGCCGGAAACTCCGCGTACCGGCGGTTGGCGTCACATTGCGCACACCGCCGCCGCGGGTCGGCTTCCCGTGCGGCGACCAGTTCTCAGACCGATCGCCACCGATCGCCTTGTCGTCCTCCGGACGGTCCGGCCCGCCCCACAGGTACGTGAGGCGTTGCTGGATCTTGCCGTCGCGGACGTCTTTTTCGAACTGCAGCCACTCTCCCCAGGTCACGCACGGGGAGAACGTCCCCAGGCTGACGCCCGCCTTCGCGTAGGCGGCGCCATACGTCCATCCGGCATGCTCTGCATCCGTGTAGATCTTCCGCTTCGACCTCTCAGTGACGGACAGCTGCCACTCCACAGTGCCGCGGGCGCGCGCCTCAGTCTGCTCACCAGTGGCCTTCGACACGGCAACCACGCGGATCGGCTCGATCGTACACCCGGGGATACGGCACCTCTCCGTGTCATGGGCGACGATAAGGTAGCCGGCCATCTCCACGAGGTCGCGAAGCGTCTGGAAGTCAGCCAAGGTTTTCGTGCGGCACTCGATCGTTGTCGCCCGCGGCGAAGGGACCGCACTCCACCGATCTACAACACCCGTTGAAGCGGTGACCGTGGACAGCCCGCCCTCGTACGTGTACGACGCGGACGGCATCAAGTCCACGCGGGCACGCACGTGCCCCGACCAGTCGGAGATGATGTCTGACCCCGTGGAACGGCGGGTGAACGTCACCGGAGGCAGGCCAGCCTGCGTGTACGTGGTCGGGACGCCGATCGGAGCGAGCGGATCCGACACCGCGGACCGGTCCCGCGGATGCCAGATCAGCACGCGGTCATTGTCGGACGTGACGTACACAGGGTAGGAGGCATACCCTTCCGGCGACGGCTCCGGGACGACACTCAGGAGCCCCGTATGCGCCGCCGTGAACCCGGCCATCCACTGGTCTGCCATGTCATCTCCTGCTCATGCGGTAGGCGGTCACCACCCGCTGGTCGGCGACAGTTCTCATTCTAGACGTCAGCGTGGTCTGCCCGTCGATAGTCAACTCCAAGCTCATGCCGTCCATCGCACGGCGGAGCGTCTTCGCGGAAAACCCTCCGGCGGCACCGGTGGACGGCGAGACAGCGCCAGCGGCGCCACCGTCAGCGAAGCGAGTCGCTTCCATGTACCGCTTGATGTCGCCATCGCGGATCAGCTTCCTCAGGCGGTACACAGCATCCTGGCCGCCAGCGGCCGCCACCTCGGCCGCCGTCAAGACGTGCTCCCCGTTAGACAGCCACGCCGGAATCCAGTCGTCTTTCGGGCCGCCAGGACCACGAACCGCGCCCGCATTCGCATACCCCTTGATCGGGGTGATCGGGCCACCTTCGGCGCGCAGCCACGACCCTTTCGGCACGTGGTCGCCGATCCAGTGGCCGACAGACGTAAAAATTTGCTTAATCCTAGCGGTGATGCTGATCTCTTTGTCGTGCAACTGGTCGATGTTGTACTTGACGGTGCGCACCTTCCCGGACGCCTGGTCGTTGCCGGAGATAGTCACAGTGCCGGTAGTCTCGTCGATCTCCGTGTGGATGGAATCCTTCTCCCACCGAGCACCAGTGGCGTCACCAAGAATAGAGACAGTGCCGTCGCTATTGTCGATCGTCTGGACAGTCTCCTGCAGGCCCGACAGTCCCTTATCGTTGTCCGCGTCAATGTCAATAACGCCCGTCGTCCCGTTCACAGAGTCAGCGGTGACTGTCAGCGTGTAGTCCGCCTTTGCGGCATCGCCGGAAATGCTGATCGTTCCTGTCATTCCATTGATCTCAGCGGTCGCCCCGTCAGCAGCCTCGGTCGCCTGCGTCGTGTCAGCGGTGACCTCAGTGTTGATCTTATCGGGAATCAGCCCGTATTTGTCGGCAAGCTCAACCGCCTCGTCTTCGGTGAGCCCCATGGATTCCGCGGCGGAGATAAACGCCTCGCGTCCAGTCTCCATTTTCGACTGCAGTTCATCCTGCCCCGCGCCGGCCGCCTGCGCAGCCTGCACCTGCGCGAACGTCGCAGATGCCAGATCGTTCAGGGCGGACTGGTTCTTGCGCCCCTTCTCTGTGGTGATATCCAACGTAGCGCCGTTCTCCTTGACGGCGTCATTGACGTTCTTCAGCGCCTCCTGGAACTTGATGTCCGCATTGCTGTTCGCAATCACCGTGTCGCCATACGTCTTGATGCCCTTAATGACCTCCTCGATGGATGGGACAATCTGGTCGGTCCCCTCCTTGGCTTTGCGGATCGCAGCGTCCAACTGGCTGGTTCCACCGGCAGCCTGCTGGGCGTTCGGATCGATCTGGCCGAGAGCTATAGCGAGACGCGTGTTGTCGTCTGCGGTCAGGCCCATCTGCTTAGCGACCTCGTTCAGATGGGCCTTGAAGTCCGGCATCGAGTTGATCAAGTCGATCATCGACTTATTCGTTCCGTTCGTCATCTCAGACGAGAGCTTCTTGAACTGCGACACAGCCTCATCGGTCGACATTCCCGAAAGGGCCTTACCTGTCGTCTCCAGGGCATCCTTCGTGCGCTGCAGGTCAGAGCGAGTGTCCGCGCCGAAAGCACCCGCGATCCCATCAGCGAATGACGCCAGGTGCTGCTGCACGGACGACCACACAGACGGGCGACTAATGTCCGCCAGGGCCTGCGAGTACTCCTGCAGGGAGTACTTCCCTTTGTCGAAGTCCAAGTTGTTCAAGACGGACCCGCCGTGCGCGAGCGCCGACGACATTTCATCTACAGACACGCCGGTGCGGCGCACCTCGTCTCCGTAGTGCTTGACGCCCTCTATCAAGGCGGCAGTGATCATCATTCGCCCGGCCCGACCGAAGCTAGTCATGCCAGTGGCGACCTCACCCAACTTCCCCTTCAAGCCTGCGGCAGTCCAGTTCAGCGTGTTCATGGCGTCCTTGATCTCAACAATCTTCGGAGCCATCACCATGAGGCCGCCGACGGCAGTCAACGCCGCACCGCCGAACGCGGCGAAGTTGAAGATCATGGACTGAGTGCCAGAGCCAAGCTCACCCAGCTTATCCACCAGAGAGGTGATGTGCTGGACAACAGAACGCACGGGAGCCTGAGAAGAGGAGCCGATCTTGATCATGGCGGTCTCCCAAGACCCGCCAAGCTTCTCAATGTCACCCTTCAAGTTGTCTTGTTTCAGGCGCGCAGTTTCAGCAGCATATCCGGCGTCATTAACCTTATCGATCCACCCCTGGATCCCCTCACCGCCCTCGTTATACAACACGTTCGCGGCACGGATAGCATCCGACCCAAAAATGGTCGACATCGCCGTGTTGCGTTCCTCTTCACCGAGGTCTTTCATGCCGTTACGCAGCTGCTCGGCGACAGCAGTGATCCCAATGAAGTGGCCCTGCGCATCATAGATATGGATACCCAAGTCATCCATCGCGTTCTTCGCGCCCTTGGACGGGTTTTCTAGGCGCTGGAGCATCGTCTTGAATGACGTGCCAGCGTCCTGGCCGATCAAGCCGGCGGACGCGAAAGCGGCAATCGAACCCGTCGTTTCCTCGATGCTCAGACCGGCCTGGGAAGCCACAAGACCAGACTGCTTCAGGGCGTACGCCATGTCATGCACGCCACCCTGCGCTTTGCCGGCACCAGCGGCTAACAGGTCGGCGACGTGGGTCACCTTGTCGCCGGACAAGTTGAACTGAACCATTGCCGTGGCCGCGGTCTCCGCCGCCTCAGACACGCTGATCTCACCAGCAGCAGCCAGGTCCAGCGCCCCGCTCAACCCTCCCGCGAGGATGTCCTTCGTGGAAACGCCCGCCTTAGCCAGCTCCTCGATACCGGAAGCGGCCTCAGTCGCAGAGAAAGCGGTGTCAGCGCCAGCCTGTATGGCGGCCTCGCGCAACTGCGACATCTCCTCGGACGAGGAGTGCGTAGCCGCCTGCACGGACGACATGGACGCATCGAAGTTTGCGGCCATCGTACCCGCCATCCCCGCCAAGCCGAGCAGCCCAGCACCAGCGCCAGCAACGGTCGTACCAAGCGTCGTCCACGCGGCCCCGTTCTGCCGAGCCGAATCCGCCAGCCCAGCAAGCCCGGTTCTGCCCTTGTCGGAGGCGTTCCCCATCTGGTCACCGGCCCCCTGTGCGGCCTGGCCGGCCCCCTGCATCGCGTCGGCAGCGCCCTTCGTTGCCGCGGACGCTTCGGACATGCCCGCCTTAACGCCGGACGCATCCGCCGTCAGCTTCACCACGACTGTACGATCTGCCACCACGGCCCCTTCCGACGTTAACCAGTCCCCAGTTTACCTACCCCTCATCTCGCGTGTCTGCAACATAGACAAGCGCCCCTTTCTTTGGCGGGTCGATCAGCTCGCCATCACGATTCCGCTCCGCGTGCTCGGCCTCCCACTGCTCTCGCGCCGCTTTCGCGTAGCACACTTCCTGGCGGACCTCGAACCACCCATCCATCATTTCGTCCCACGCGACATCGCGCGGGTACCCACACCCGCACGGACACAGCGAATCCTCAAACATGGAGTACGCCTCAGCAAGGACATAGTCCTGCGGTACCCAATTCGACGACTCGCGCAGAATACCGGTGGGCGGCCGACCCCATTGCAGGGCGTGCTTCACGCGCACCCTTAGCCACTGTCCTGTCGGGGCGCTCAGGACTTCGACGAGAAAGGGGCAGTGATAGTCGGACTTTCCGTGTCGACCATCCGCACAACACGAGACAGCTTCTCCACCTGCTGCGGGGACGCCTTGTACAGGCCAGCGATGTCCTCACCGGTCACGCCAGTCGGCTCCACGATATGGGCAGCCAGGAAAGCACACTCCATCTCGTGGGTGACCGGGTCGTCCTTCGTCTTATGCCCCAAGCGCTCCATGAGCTCCTTCTGCGCATACACAGACATGGTCTGCACAACGAACTCAACGCCCGACGCCTTCAGAGTCTCGAGCGTCCTCTGCGCCTCAGCGAGAAGCTCCCTCTTCTGCTCGTCTGTCAGCCCGGGCAAGCGAGCCTCCTCATCAAGGCGGTCAATCACAGCGAGCAGGTCGGTGCGCCCATACAGCACGCAAGCTTTCCGGGTCGGCTGGAAGCCGGCCATCCACTGAGCGAAGTCGAACCCCTCAGGCTTGGCGGCGTCGCCAGTGCGATCCTCGGCGGTCACCTCAGTGATCTGCGACGTGTCAGTCATGGCTGTCCCTTCCGGCGGCGGTCAAGCGGTGCGGCGGAAATGGAGGGGGGCCCGACCGGGAGAGACCGCCAACACTCCCAGCCGAGCCCCCACGGGGGAAGCTTATCAGGCCCCCACAGTGTAAGACTTCCCAGCCGAGGAACCCTTACCGTTAGTAACGATGAAGTTACCGGTCTGGACGCCAGCAGGCAGCACCGCGGTGATCATCGTAGACGACACGACCCGGTACGAAGCAACCGCACCGGTCTTACCGGAGACCGTGCAGGTCACGCTAGTAACACCAACGAAGCCGGTACCAGAGATAGCGACCGTGTCGCCAGCCTTCCTGCCGGCAGGGTCGATCGAAGTGATCGTCGGAGCCGCCGCGGCGACACCGCCGCCAAGAACAATCTCATTCTCGCGGGCGTCGCTGATGAACAGCGTCACAGTACGCTTCGTGTATGACGTCCTGTCGTCGGGCTTCTGCGGCTGACCGTTGGCGACACGGTACCAGTCGACATGGTCACCGTCAGAGAACGGGACCTCAGGCTTCTTGCCCTCACGCTCGTACAGGTCGTACTCAAGACCAGTGCGCTTCAGCAGGTCCCAGGCCTTCGAGTCGTCAGAAGTGACATAGTTGCCGTCATCGTCGAAGAACTGGTAGACGGAAACGTTGCCCTCATACTCGGCGGGCCCCGGGACGGTTCCCTTACCGGCAGCGCCGAGGACAGGCTCCTCAACGCTGGTGCTCCCCTTCGAACCGAGCTTATAGTCGGACTTCATGACCTGCATCTCCAGGTGCAGGCCAGCGTTCAGCTCGGCGGCGGTCGGGTTCTTCGGGTCAGCGGCCCGCTTGTCGTCAGCCAACGCCACAAGGGTGATGCGCCCGTCACCGAGGGTGCGGATGCTGGTAGCCATTTGCTCTCCTATCCATGCCGCCGCCGCGGTGACGGCGTACCAGTAGATGATGTCAGTGTATCTCAGTGGAGCCGATTGACCGCCCGGATCCGCCACATGTCCACCGCGTACATGGGGTACTTCTTCTCCGGGAGGTTCACTTGGTTGTCACGAAGCATGGCGGAGCAGTACTCCAAGACGAGAGGCTCGCAATGCTGTCGCCCGACCTGCAGCTCATACCCCTCCAGGGCGGCACGCACGTCGTCCAGAACCACGAGGAGCCGATCCGCCGTAGAAGCGACCGTCGTGACGGGCTGCAAGAAGCTGATCTCCGACACGGCATTGTCGAGGGTGGGCGCATCCCCCAGGTTCGCTTTCGGGAAGCCGACCAGGGCATACGGCATCGGCGGGTTATCGACCGTGACCTCGCCAAGGTACACGGAGTACTTGCAACGTTCCCGCAGGGCCCGCTCCACAGCTTTCACGAACGGGGACAGCTTGATCACGACAGTTTCCTCACTATCTCGTTCATGGTGTTCCCGACCTCATTGACGACACTGTCGTCCATGTAGTCGGCCGGGTGCGGCAGACCGCCCCCACCACGGGAGGTTCCCCAGATCGCGATGTTAGCGAGGGCGCCACGCGGCTTGGATGGCCCGAACTGAGCCTCCACCACAGCGCCACTCCCCTTCGTGTCGTAGGAGAACTCCTGGCCGACCTTCGCGATTCCCTTGTCTGGGAATGCCGCATAGTCTTTGCGGGCGCGCTCCTTCGCGGTGTCCAACGCATTCCGGACGGACACTTTGACCGCCTCGGTGGCTTCACCAGCGGACAGGAAGTCGGCCGCCAGGGCCGTCAGCTGCGACGCGTCAACCTGGCTGCCGCTCATGCCGTCACCGCGTCCACGAGAAGCCGCTGCGCGGTCGCGTGCGTCAAGTTGATAAGGCCGCGCACACGGAAACCATACCGGTAGCCGGTCACCGTGGCGACGTCATCCACGCGAGCGTCGTAGGAGCCGTACGGGATATGCAACTCCGTCTGCTGCACCGTGTACGTGTGACCACCCACGGTCTGCGACGCCCCGTACATGGTGGCCTGCTTCAGTCGGCACTTCCCCTCATAGACGCGCTCGAGCGTCGGCTCGTCGCGTTTCGTGTCGGGGTTCCAGTTCATGGATCCGGTCGGGCGGTCAATGACGCAGGTGTCCACCATCAGCCAGTTCGCCCGGCGCCGACGGGTCCGGAGGGCGCTCACGGCTGCACCCACTCACTAAACGTGTACGGCGTCGAGTTCAGGGACGCGGGCGGCCACACTTCACGCGTGGTGCGGAGAACGCCAACCCCAGACGGCCCCGAGGGGGCGTACGCGAGCAGGGCGCGACGTTCCGTCGCTGTCAAGAACAGGCCGGCCTCGTCAACTTTCTTGCCGGTTCCCATCCAGTCGTCAAGACGCTCACCCGTCCAGCCTTCAGGGTTGTCGTATGCGCGAGCAGCGCACGACAGCACGATTTCCTGAACACCGGGCGGGACAGTCTCAACGGTCCACGGGTCGCGGATCCGGTCGGCCTCCTCGTTCACGAGGGAGGAGGCGCGGCGGAGCAGCCACCCCGCCCGCTTCTTGTCGGCGTCGTCAGATATAGGCTCACCGAGCCAGCCGGCGAGGTCCTCAACAGAAGCGAGCGGGGTAGCGGCCATCATACGGTCCGATCAGCTCAGGCCAGCCGCGGTAGCGCGGCGGCTGTCAAGGACAGCGGCACCGAAGAAGGCGTCCACAACGGAACGGTCCTCAGCGTACGTCGGGTCGTAGTCGCAGATGTGACGCAGAGCGAAACCATCCTGAGCGACACTGTCACCGAACGTAGCGCCGGCCGGGACGTCGGCGGCGCGAACAGCCAGAGCGAAAGCATTCTTCTCGTAGAACACGGAGAACGCCTCAGGCAGCGCGGGCTCCTCAACAACAGTGAAGCCGCCAACCTTCGCGATGGTGGCGTCATGCAGCAGACCGCCGGCATCAGCAGAGAAGGACACGTTCAGGAGGTCCTTGTTCTTGCGGAACACCTCGGCGACACCAGGGCCAACAGCAAGGGTCCGGCTAATGAACGGGACCTTATCCCTGTTGAGGATCCTGTTGGCGCGGGCAACAACCTCGAGGAGGTTGGAGCCGTCAGCCTTGAACTTCAAGGCCTTCGCGTCGTTGTAGGCAACGCCGGCAGCGTTCGGGTCAGCGGCCTGCGAAGCCTGGACGGTCGCCATGACACCACCGAGCTTCGCCGGGATGAGAGAAGCGACAGCCTCAGCCTGAGGCTTGACGACCTCACGCTCGAAGTCGGCGAGCGTCCAGGTCAGCCACTCGGAAGGCAGCCGGACCGCGGAGTAAAGCTCGTCCTCAAGCTTGACGGGGACGTACTTGCGAGTCAGGTCGCCGAACGTGATCGCGGTGCGAGCCTCACGCTGGGCGCTGCTGCGCGTGCCGGAAGCGGCCTCAACAGGCATGGCAACGTCCACGGTCGAGCCGTAGCCGCGCTCATAGCCAGCCTCGGCGTCACGGTTGACGGTCAGAGCGATGCTGGACAAATAATGGAGGGAGGCAATGTCCGAGAGGACGACCTTCCTGCCGGTCGTTGCGAAGTTCGCCATTTGGTTTCTCCTTCAGTGTTCGTTCGGTCAGGCGAAGATCCTGCGGGCGCGATCCTGCATGTCCTCTTCAGACTCATCCGCATCGGGCGGAAGAGACAGCTGGGCGGGGGCGTTCTTCTGAGCGGCCGCGTCAGCGACGGCCTGGGCGAGCGCCTCCACCTTGGATTCGATGTCGTCGGGGCCGCCGGCAGCGACAAGGCCGGCAAGGCTGACGGGCAGGTCGGCGTTAGCGAGCGCCACAACAGCAGAAGCCTGCGCGGTCGCAGCGGCAAGCTTAGCCTGCAGGTCAGCGATGCGCGGGTCCTCCGGCTCAGGCTCCTCGGTCGGCTTCGACTCAGGCGTATCCGCGGCCGGCTTTGCGGGCGCGTCGTTCGCGGGCTTGGCGCCCGGCTGAGGCTTCGCGTTCGGCTCGGTCTGAACGGTGCGAGTGTCCTGCTTGATTGCCGTGGCGCCCGGCTGAGGCTTCGCGTCCTCGTCGGCGTCACGAACGTTTCGGGGCTGGTCTGCCATTTCGTCTCCTGACGTAGTGCTGCGGATAGTTTAGCTCACCCCGTCCGACAGTAGACCACTGCCGGACCGGCGCATGCGGGCCAGAAGGTCGCTGAGCCCGCTAGCGCCGGCAGCTTTCTGCGAGGCCGCAGCTTCATCGTACAGGTCTACGAGCGCCAGGTCGCGGTCGGACGCTTCTGTCGCTTTCCATTTCGAGTTCGGCACGTCGACAGGCTCGTACGTGCAGTCGCAGTAGACGTGCGCCTGAAAGGCGGCCGTGTCTTTCGTGTACACGGGGCCGCGGGCCGCGAGCATGCAACAGAAAGCGCATGTCTTCCCGACGGTCACGCGGCGGCAGCGGACGCGCTGCTTCCGGCAAGAATAAATAACGTCCAGGCGGTCGCGGTCCCGCACGGACTTCATCGCGGTCGCACCCACACGCCGGCGAGCGTCCACGACCGCCGCAGAGCGATCCATGCCGTTCCCTACAAGGGTTTTTATGCGGATAGGCCCGGACAGCATCAGCTGTCTATCGAGAGAGGAATCAACAAGAGCCGGTCGGGCGAACCCCATGCTGCGCCCATGGTCGCGACCCCAGGCCCTCAAATACTCGGAGACCTCCCGGTCCACACCCGACGAAGCGCCCCGCAGGGCGGACGCCGTCTGAGACGCCCACGCCGCGGACGACGCGTCTAGGTTGTCCGGGTCGAGCACCACGTCGAACAGATCGACTGCGGAGTCGCGGGCTTTGGTGGCGAGCGCGCCGACGGCGACACGGTGGTCGCCGATAAGGGTCACTCCTCCTCCAAAGCGGCGACCTTACCGGGGTTGTCAGCGCCCGCGAGCGCCTGCGTGTACGAGGTGAGCGCGTCAGGGTGCGCGTCCGCGTACTCACGCCATCCGGCAGCCTCGGACGGCGACACGCCGGGGATACGATCCCACAGCAGGGCGGCGGGCACACCCAGCGTCTGCGACAGCTTCCCGAGGGCGTCGGCAGCCTGCGACAGAGAGCGAGCCTCAGTGTCCCGCCAGTCGACAGAGAGCGTGGTGTCCTCGGAGTCGTCACGGCGGCCGTCCACGGCGGCGCACAGGCGGACGAGGTTGCACACGGGGCGCCCAAAAGCACGCGTGAGCGCCTGTAGGTGGGCGCGCTCGGCAGCCTTGGCTTCAGCGAGAGCGTCCGCGCTCAGGTTGACTAGCTGCGACCCAGACAGCGCCCAGGACGGCACCGACGCGAGCGCTGCCAGCGTCCCCAGGTCCGCCTTCTCAGCGTCGAGCAAAGACTGCAAGTTCGTTTCCGGCAGCGACCCGAATTGGACGCCTTCACCGCCGGTCAGCACGTCGCCATGCTCCAGCAGGGTTTTCTGCCGTTCCGCCTCCTCGGGAGTCCCCGGGTCAGCAAGGCCGGTCGCGGTGCGGACGCGCCACGAGTTGTGATGCTGGACGAGGAGCCGGTCGTGCACAGTCTTGATGTAGCGGCGAGCAGGAAGGCGCAGCCGATCCACCAGGGACTCGCACTCGCCATCCAGCGCCTGGTAAGGGGCGACACGCACAACAGGGCAATGCTGTAGAGCCCCAGACCAGATGACAACCCCGGTAGCACAGTCGACTTCCTCGGCGGCTGTCAGGTAACGCCACGGGGCACCATCGCCGCGCAGCACAACGGCCGCAGCGGGCCACTCGTTCGCCTCGGCGCCGCCCCATTCACAGGCGATCCGGGAAGCAGGCAGCGGCAGCACAGCCGGACCGTTCGATGGCAGAACAGCAGCGTAGGCAGCCCCATCGATGAGGGCTTCACGCCACAGGGCTGTCTGCCTAGACGGCATGCCTGACGCCTCCCAAGGCGCCCACAGCCTGGCGGACCCCTGATCGTCCTGATCAGAGGAGATGCCGTCGGCTACTATCTGCCGAGCCAGCGTGTCCAACAGCAGCCCCAGGGTAGGGCCAAGCGACAGCGCCTTCAGGCGCCGCTTCGTGGCGTCAGCCCGATCTGAATCGACGCCATACAGGGGCCCGCTGGCAGCGGTCCGCGTGGACGCCCCAGGGGCAATCTCTTCGCGGCGCTGAGCGGCAAGCGCCCTCGCCTCGTCACGGCGAGCCGCAATGTCATCCCACGGTCCGTTCACCATATCGATCCCCTGCTCCGGCGGCGGCTATTCAGCCATATGTTACGGATCATCCTACCGCCGATCATACAGACAGCCAGGTCGATCTTCTTGCGCGACTCCCTGCCGTCCTTCGAGATCGACATGCCGAACCGCGTCGGGTAACGGACAGCGTGGAGGACGTGGGCGCGTAACCTTGCGTCACCATCATGGACGAACGCGTGCTCAAGCACGTCGGTGGTAGTGACCTGCACAGCATGAACGAACGCCTTCTGGTTCACAGGTGAAGACATATCCCATTTCACTGAGTGCCCCTGGCCGGCCTTCAAGCGGAGCCGGCGCCCGTAGTCGCGATGCCAACCGTCCACGACCGAGTCCCAGAACTGCTCCATGCTCTCGTCTTCAACGGCGTGAGACGGATCCGCCCACAGGGCGACCACATTGTGGTGCTCGCAGAAGTCGCGGACGCGCTTATCGACCGCGCCCCGATCGACGACCCAGTTATGGGCCCGAGCGTCAGGCGGCCGCTGCCACACGCCAACCACGAACGGGGCGCCGTCACTGACGCGGACGGCCACACAGGCGGTTGAGTCGTCAGACTTGCCACCATCGAAGAACACTGCCACCTCGTCGCCGGACTCCAACGCGGGCAGCTCCTTATCGAGGCAGGAGTCCCACTCCTCGCGGGTCAGCCACGCATCCTCAGACGCGACCACTTGGTTGTACCACTTCCTGCGCGATTCAGACGGCGGCGTAGACGGGTCCATGATGTCCTGAACGATCCGGTCAGGAGTCAGCCAGGACGCGTCGCCGCGGACGGACTCGACCACCTCAGGTGCGGCTTCCGCCGTCAACGGCGCATCCGGGGGGGCCTCCAGCGAGTCGTACATGAGGCCGGCGTCCTTGCCGCCGTGTTCTTCCCAGCCTTCACGGACAGACAGCCCCACGGACTCGACACCAACGCGCGCCGCGTTACAGATGTGCAGGACTCGGGCCTGCCGTTCAGGTGGGGACTTCGCTGCGTCTCCGCGGACGACACCCATCATCGCCACGCCCGAGTTCGACCGCGTCCAGTTCTGCGTCTCGTTGCACACAGTCAGGGTGGCGCGCGCACCCTCGGCCGCGTCCGGGTTCGACGTGATCGCGGTGATGAACCCCGCACTCCCATCCGTCGGGCGGACCAGGGTCGTTACCACCCGGATGGCGAGATCTTCACGGACGTCCGGCGGCGCCAGGGCGCGGATCGCCCCCATCGTGTTCTCTGTCTGCTGCTGGGAAACCGCCAGGAGTCGAATCCAAGGTGACTCCTCGCGGCGCCCGCGCACCACCCCGTCCTCCCCCACAAACGGGACGGATGGGCCGCAGAGCGCCGCGAGGGCGATAACGCCAGCCAGAGGGTCCTTGCCCCACCCCTTACACCGTTGCAGGACCACCGTAGGCGAAAGGAACTTCCCAGCCGAGTCCGTCGCATAATACCAGAGCATGAACCGGAGCTGCTCGTCCGTGAACAGGAACGGGCCACCACCAGGCCCGGCAAGGTGAGCGGACGCCCAGCAGCACACGTCCCAGCCGACGGTACGCTCAGGCAGCAGCCAGTCGCCGTTCTTCAAAGCCCACACTGGGCCATGCGCGACAGCCGGGAACATGCCACCAGCCCCCGGCAGAGCAGCCGGCTTCGACTTCAGGCGCCCCTCGTAATAGGCGCGAATCTCAGCGAGCAAACGCGGATCATCCCCAGCAGCAGCCTTCCGTTCACGAGGCCTGGCCACGAGTCAAACCCCACCTACCGGCCGCCGCAATAGACGCATGCTCAGACCTGGACGCCTGCGCCCGGGCGTCCGCCTCCTCATCCGGAAGGTTCAGCTTCGACAGCAGCTGCGCCATCGCCACGCGATGCTGACGCACCTCCGACAGGAGCGGATGAGCCCGCAACTGCTTCTGCGACCCGGGCATCACGTAATCGGCGCCCGCGAGCTCCCGCTCGATCCTGTCGAGAATCGTCGCTTCTCGGCAGGCGTCCTCCAGCAAACGAACCTCGTCCGGGCGGAGCTCCCACCTGGTCGTGATGTCATCCCACATGCGGCGGGCGGACTTACTCAGCCGCGGCGGCGGTTTCTGCGGCATCTCAGCCCCTCTCAGTCGTAGCGTGCCTCAATCATACCGCCAGGAACCGCCGGTGGCCGCCCCGCAGGATATGCGAGACGGCCACCGGACCGCAGGACAGGTCAGGCCTTATGGGCCCCACCCTCCGACTTCCGCAGGTCGACACCACCAGGAGTGACGATACCAGCCCAATCCAGGATGCTAACCCCGTTGACCTTCAAAGACTTCAGGATGTTGAAAGCGCCGAGGACGAGACCAGCAACAGACAGGAGGTGGGTGGTGGCCGCCTCAGCGGTCGCCGGGTAAGCCCCCGCGACCCAAGTGCCGGCCGTGATCACAACAATCGCAGCCAGGGCGATCAGCCGGCGCCGGGAAGGCGTCCAGCACGGCTTGTCCAGAGCCGCCTGGATCAGGGGCCACACGATCGCAGCGACCGCCGTCAGGGTCGCGGCCTGTTCAGCTGTCAGAGTCATTCTTTTTCTCCTTGTTCATTCGTTCCCACGGGTACCCGTTCTCAACGCCCTCGCACAGGCCAACCCAGTAGGCGCCCAGGATGACGGCGGCGACAGCGAAAAGGACGATCATGACTCAGCAGAGACGTTCTGGCCGCCCTGCTGGACGTTCAGGCGCTGCTCAATAGCAGCCAGGGACTTCCTGGTCTCCTTGACCGCGTTGTACAAGTCCCCGTCAAATTTAACGCCCGCGATGCCGGGAGTGACAGCATCAGAAATGACCTGCACCTTCGAGTTCAAAGAACGCAGCTCATCACGGATCGCCCCGGAATACCAGGCCATGTCACCGGCATAGTGGTCGCCCTCCTTGCCGGCGCGCAGCGAATCACGAATCTCAGTGAGCAGATCGACAGCAGCAGACATTTCCAGCTCCTCATCAGTAGATGACACACCGCCGCCGGCATAGTCGCCGAGCGGCTGATCTTTCCACGCCCAAGCCAGAGACGCAAAAGACTGCCCGTACGTTTCGTAGCGGTCGTTCGGGTTACCGCAGTTGTACGTGGAGCCGCCCCGACACAGAGAGTCCCACGAGTAGTCGCCACCCAAGTAGCCGGCCAGGATCCCGAAGCCGACCTCTGACGAGGCCTGCGGGTCCCACCAAGCACGATCCGGGTCGTTGAAAAAGTAGTTCGGGTACGTCACCTGGGTCGGACCGACACCATTCGACGTGGCCCCAGCGCTGATCTGAGCGTAGAAATCACGGAACTTCGCTTCCGTGACCTCGCCGCCACCCTGGTAAGCGCCGCCAGCATCATGGCCGAACACGTTCTCACCGTTCGACTCCTGCTCGGCCAACCCAAGAGCAACCCACCGGGGCAGCCCCACAGCGTCCGCAGCAGCCACAAGAGCACCCATATTCGCGATCGTCCTACCCGCGTACCCAGACGACGAAGAACGGCCGCCAGAAGGGCTGTCACCACCCTCAGGCAGGCGCAGACAATGCGTCCACCGGCCGCCACGCGTGTACACGTGAGTCGCATAGTCACCAACCCTGGTCTCAGAGCCAGTCTGATCACCCACATACCCGTCGATCGTGCCATCCTCAGCGATCCACGCCTCAGCCAGCCCATCCGGGACAACCATCGCAACATGACCAACGCCGCCAGAAGCACCCTCCGACAAGACCACGTCACCGTCCTGGAAGCCGCCGTCCGGATACAGCGACGCATCCGACCACGGAACCTCATACCAGCCGCGGGACGTCAACTCAGAACGGATCGACCCCGTCCACGTCGACTCAGGCAACAGCCGGCCATCACCCCAGCCGTACCCCCACGCCTTGTGAAGGCCGTAGTTGATCGCCCCCCGCACCGCAGACGAGCAGTCCATGTTCGAGTCACGCTGCAGCCAACCATCCTCATCGCTGTCACGATACGAGAACAGACGGTCAGGCTGCGAGTAACCGACCGAGTAGGCCCCACCCTGCGGCTTCCCCGGCCCGGCCTGGCACCAGTACTGCATCTGAGACGCAGCAATGGAATTTACGCCCATGCCTCTCCTTCCTGATGGCCGGTCGGCCACCTACAGCAAGGTTACGAGGCCAGCTGAGTGCCGCCACACACACGCCCACAGTGGCCGCCGTCACCCCAAACGGTGCCGCTGTGAGCATCCTACTCCCTGATTGCTATCTCCCCCGGTCTTTCGTGTGTGGGGGGAGGGGAGTCGGTGCCAGGGGGCGGCTTCGTTTTTTTCGGCTTCGTTTTTTTCAGTTCCAAGTTTCGCGTCGTGTTGTTTCGCTTCGGGTTTTGTCTTTGTTTGTTTTTGTTTTTGTTTTGTTTTGTTTTTCTTTTTTGTTTGTTTGTGTTGCGCGCGCGCATGGGTGTGGCGGCTGTTCGTGTGTGGCTGTGGCGCGTATGCGTGCCTTGGCTGCGGCGTTCTCGTGTGTGGTCTTGGCTGTGTGGCAGGCGCGCGACAAGGCTTGGAGGTTGCTTAGTTCGTGGTTGTCGCCGGCGGCGATGTGGTCGACGTCGGTTGCGCGCATGGTGCATGCGGGGTGGTGCCACCGGGGTGCTGCCCCCTGGCCTCCCCGGCTGGTGGGTGGTGGGGTGGTGGCTGGGTCGAGGCCGGCGCATTTGTAGTTTGCTTTTGCGAGGACTTGTTTCCTGAGTTTGTTCCAGTTTGTTGGCAAGCGTTGGCGTCGGTTGGATGTGGCCCATGGCATGTGTGCAGGGTACCTGGTGGGGTGTGGGTGGTGGGGTGGTTGGAGGGTGGTGGGGGTTCTGGTTCTGGTGTTGGGTTCCTGGGTGGGGTTGGGGTTTGGGGTTGGGGTGTCTGGTGGGTGGTGGTGTTTGGTGGGTGGGTTCTGGTTTTGGGTGGTGGGGTGGTGTGGCGTGTGGGGGGCTGTTCCCCTTAGACCCCTCCTTAACTCCCCCCCCGGCCGCTTGGTGTGCTGTGGTTCTTGGTTCGGGTCGTCCCTCTGTTGGGTGGTGGTTGCTGTTTTGTTGGTGGCTGTCTGTGGGTTGCAGTTCTTTTCTGGGGGGGTGGGCTGGTCTTGTGGGTGGCTTGTCTTGCTGGTTGTGTTCTGGTTGGTTTGTTCTCAACCTGGGGGGTGGGTTGCTGTTCTTGTTGGTTGTTCAGGTTCGGCCGTGTGGTTGTTGGGGGTGTTCTGTGGTTGCGGGCTCTGTGGGTTGTGTTCTTGTCGGGGGGTTGTTCTTTTGCTGGCTGTGTTGTTCCCGTTGGGAGGGCCGACCTGGACGGTCGGGCTCTTCGTCGCCCCCTCTTTCTCCCCCACGATACACGACGGGACCTTCCAGACCCCCGGATTCGGTGGGGGAACTCACACGTTAAAACGTTAACCGACTGACGTTCTAGTGTAAGTGGGACACATACGTTCCGGTTATGCCGCACGGTATGACAGGTCAAAGGACGGCCAGGTATGAGGCCATCCCCCTGCAACTAGGCCCTAACACCACCACCCCTGCCGCACCACAGGGCACCCGCCCCGACAAAGAGGAACAGAACAGGACGAGAACGTTCCGGTTAGAGGGTGTAGAAGAAGGGGCCCCGACACCGGCGTGTCGGAGCCCCCTCCCGAGAGGCGCTCAGAGCCCCCTCAGCGACGATGGAACCCGGGGTGCATGCCATGGGCCCTGGCCCACCTGATAGGCCGCAGAAGAGCCCACAGGATCGCCGAGGCTAGCCCCCAGCCCAGCAGGGAGATCACGTTCACCTCCCCGACAGCGAGAGCGATCCCCAACTGAGCCAGGGTCCAGATAGTCGCAAGGGCGGCAGAGGCGCCAACGAGGAACGAGAGCGTGCGGGTCATGTAGTCCTCCAATGGGGGTGGTAGTGATGTCCGCAGACTAGCCCACACCCTGTGGATAACTCCCCCTCGACGTAGGACTACAGTCCCACCCCACCCTCGCCACCCATGTGGATAACCCTGTGTATAACCCTGTGGATTGGTTGTGGATAACCTGTGGAAAAGTACTTGTACCTACAAGTAATTCACATGTGCATACAACTTTATCCACACCCCCCTGTGGACGGAGTTGCCGCATCACATCAACGAAAGATGGGGTTATCCACATATCCACAGGTACCTACTATCTACTACCTAGATATCTCTCCCTTGGTGTCATAGTCCCGTACGGGACGCGCGGGCACGCACGCGGGCCCGAAGCCATCTAGGACCACGGTCCCCCCTGCCTGTCGGAACGAGAAGAGCAAGGAGAGCAAGAGGATGGCGACGCTCAGACCCACGACTGTGTCGGACGCCACTCGATCCCACCTTGACCCCCCGCCTGCAACACGAGAGACTAGAAGCAACAACGACACACCCCCCCCACCGACAAGGAGAACCCAAATGAACACCACCGCCCAGCTCCCCAGCCGCGCAGCCACCACCCTGACCACCTGGATCGCGACCCTCTCAATCGTCGCCGTCCTCGGCGCGGTCGCCGGGCTCCTCACCGGCTCGGTCGGACCGGCCACCATCCCCGCCCTGATCATTGGCCTGCCGGTCGCCATCAAAGCGACCCGGTCCAGCAACCACAGGAAGGCCATCCTCCGCCACGCAGACACCCTCACAGCCCGCACCCAGTACCAGAACCAAGCCAACGCCTGACAGCCCCCCAGAAGCCCACACAGAAAGGACGGCCCATGCACCTGCCGCCATCCATCCAAGACAGCATCGCCACCCAGATCGCCAGCTACATCCGCCTGAACACCATCGGCTACGGGGCAGTAGCCGCACGCGCCGGACGGTCCGGCCACCCGGAAGCTGCGATCGTGGCCATCGTCAGCATCGGCCGGACAGACTGCACGGCCAAAGTCGCCGTCCACCACAACAAACTCGTCTACACATCGGCCACCGGCACGCACATCACATACCCGGCCCGATGGTCAGACGCCGGCCGCATCGTCCGCACACTCCTCCTTCTGGAGAACAAATGATGTTCCGCCGGAAGAAGCCGCCCACCGCGCAGGAACTCGCCAACGACATCGCCCGCGACATCGGCCGCCGCGGCTGGCCCGCCGAAGCCAAAGCAGCAGCCATTCGCTCCCCATTCGGAGACGCCATCCGATGGACGGTGATCATCCCAGGCCGCGGGGTCGCAGTCATCAACGACGAGCTTCACATCGTGGTCGCCTCCTCGAACCGCCCAACCCCCCAAGCCCCCACATTCACCCACACCACCACAGAAGCCGACTCTGAACAAACCCTCAGGAACCTCCCACTGCCATGAACATCCCCGAGAACACCGCCCCTCCCAAACGAGCACGGTCAGCCAAAAAGTACGCAGCGTCCTACCGTCGCAGGCTCGAACAAATCGACGCCGCCGACTGGAAGCACACCCACTACACGGACCCCTCCACCGGGAGGATCCGAACAATCAACATCCGTCACAGCTGAAAGAAACCGCCAATGTCACCGCTAGCACAGTCCCGCCTCCTTCTCACCCTCCTGACCGCCATCCGCGCCCATCTCACCGTCATGGAATATGCCGCCTTCCGCCGCACCACCCACGGAACCCCCTACATCGAGGCCCGCACCGAAAGAGGCAACATGACCGCGTCAGTCGACGATGACGGCCAGTACACCCTCAACGCCGCCGGCAGCAGATACGCCTGCGACCCCAACGCAACCCAGGACGCCATCAATAACACCATCCGTCAGGCCCTCAACGACGCACGCGAGGAGTGGTCATGATCGGCCGGTTCGCCCCCAGGCGAGACCGGGCCCCCATGGCCAGAGTCATCGCCGAATGCTGCCTCCGCCACCATCCCGGGCCGCAGCTCATCATCGATGAACCGCTCGTAGACGCAGACCCGGCCCGCCTGTTCATCTTCACCGACCAGCAAGACCTGCTGTCCGCCCGAGTCGGCGAAGCTGGGGTCACTATCCGCGCGGGACGTTCCCACGCCGACGTCCCCTACCAGTGCGACTCACATCCCGCCGACGTAGCCGCCGCTCTCCTCGGAACAGTCATGAAAGGAACCCTCTAGTGGACCGCATCGAACACGCAAAAATCGTCTCTCAGTCATCCCTCATCCCCGCCGAGTACCGAGGCAAGCCAGCCGACATCATCTGGGCGATGGACATCGGCGACGCCCTCGGCGTCCCCTACACGCAGGTCATGCAGTCCATGGTCGTGGCCCGCGGCAAGATGACCATGTCCGCAGACCTCATGGGGGCGATCGTCCGCAGGGCCGGCCATAAGCTCCGCATCCAGGAGGAAGGCAACAGTGTCACTGCCAGTATCGTCCGCTCCGACGACCCGGATTACGAATTCACTGTCACCTGGGATGAGAGAAAAGCCCGCGAGGCGGGGCTGTGGGGCAACCGCGGCCCGTGGACGCAGTACCCGCGGCAGATGCTCCGAGCTCGCGCCATCACTGAGGTATGCCGCCAGGGCGCGTCTGACGCCCTCGCCGGGAACGTGTACACCGCGGAAGAGCTCACCAGTGAACCTCAGAGCCCGCAGGGGCGCCCCGCGGCATCTGCCCCGACCGAGAGTGGGGATGCGCGGATAAATGCCCGCAGAATCGCCGAGAACGCCCCCGGCCCCAAGGACGTGCCACCCCCCACCGAGCGGAAGCGCGGGGCAGGGATTGTCCCTGACAGCCCCACCACGGTCGCCGCGCCGAACCCGGAGCCCGGCTCCGAACAGGAAGCGCGCCGCAACATGACCCGCACCATGCTCATGGACTACTGCAAGGAAACCGGCGGCAGCCCAGGCGACGTGTGGAAGCAGGCCCAGGAGGAGGGTGCCAGCATGGACGACCCCGACTCCCTGGAAGCCGTGTTCGCGACCTGGCAGACCGGCAAGAACGCAGAGGTCGAACGATGACAGCGCTCCCCACCACCCGCATCACCCCGATCGGGCTGCAGCGGCGCCTCCTGGCACTCATGTGGATCGGGTATGACGAGCGCCGCATCGCCCGAGCAGCAGGCGTCTCCCCCTGCGCGGTCGCGAAAGGCCGCGTAGGCGAGTACGTCGACCCCGAGGCAAGGCTCCGCCTGGCCTGCGCGTGGCATCGACTCCAATGCCAGCCGATCCCCCCGAACAGGAACTCCATAGCCGCCCACGAAACCGCCGTCATCGCTGGCGGCCACTCCCCTCTCGCCTGGGAAGAAAACGAAATCGACTCCTACCACTCCGGACCGCACGACCTCACAAGAGGACGGGACCGCTCCCCCTGGGCCAAGCACCGAAAGGACCCCCAAGAATGAAAGTCACCATCCAGAAGACACTGAACGTACCGACCCCCGTGCGGGCCCACGACACAGACGCCGGCAAGGCTGGCCGCCGTGGCGTCTGGGACCAGTGCCAGGCAGATAGCAACGGCACCGCCACGGCGGTGATCTCATGAACGAAAGAGAAAGAAAGATGGACGACAGAGTCAACCTCACTGTCGGCGGCCTCATGCGCGAGCTGCAGGAAATCGCCCTCCGATACGGCAACGACACCCCCGTCGTCATCCCCACCACGGCGGACGCCGACTATGAGCAGGCCACCGCCCCGATCGTCATGCACGGCAGACGCCAGCCGTTTCCCCACGACTGGGACCTGTTCCACGCCGACCCTACCGGCGAGGCTATGGCGGTGATCTCATGAACGGCAGCGTGAACCACCCCGACCACTACGC